CCAACTCATGATGTACTCACTGTTATTGTTCCTATTTTAGCTGTTATATCTAAACCCATAGTAGAAGAACCAAATTCAGTAATACCACCTCCAATAGGATTAAATGCAAAATATCTTGTTGACTCAGTTTCTCCTGTATCTACTCTTGGATTAAATAAACTTTGATTATCACTTGTATTTAATTTCCCTAATTTAAGTTGTGGTTGATCTTGATCAAAACATTCATTGCATACTCGCAAACCATTTCTTTTGCTATCAACAATTTCATATTTTAAAGTATTTAATTTATAGGTAAATCCACAACGATCACATAATCCTAATGCTTTTTTTCCTTGTGCGTACATTTAATTATAAAAACTTACATCTGGAACAAATCTAACTGGAGCTTTTTCTCTATCAGCTTCAGTTACTTCTTGCCATAACTCCATGTAACGCTGTCGTATCATAGGAACTCTCTGTTGAGCTTCTGGTGACTTACAAGCTAAGTTGTATGCTAAAGCATAAGTTAAACAAGGAAGATACCTAGAAGGCACATCAGCGTTTAATGTAGCAGTTGTTCCAACATCTTCTATTCTTTTTATATAGTCATAAACAAGTGTATAAGTTTGATCGGAGTCTGGGGTTGCCCAAAGAACTATTTTAACTGAGTCGCTGTCTTTATCTACAAAAAACTGTGTAGGTTTTGATTGAGTAAGTTTACTGGCTTGATGTGCATATTCAGTTCTAGAAATGCGATTAAGTCTTTGATCAAATTGTTTGTTAGAGTTTGCAGCATCAGTTCTAATAAAAACATCTACAATATCTAATGCATCTGACTCTACTGTGTAACTACTTGTGCCACCAATTAATGTTGTTGACCTTTGCTCAATAGTCCAAAGATTTAGTCCTTTGTTCTGCCATTCTAAAAATACAAGATTAAGTGCTCGTTTAGCACTTCTATAACTATATCCTGAACGCAACTCTAAACCACAAAGATCATAGGCTTCTTCCATGATTTCACTCATGTCTAGATTAAATGTTGTTGATTCGCTAGTTGCCATAATTATCCTATATTAACACTTCCATCTTCTACGAGCCTGTCTAATTCTAGAATCAGGATCGTTTCTTGTTTCTGCTGAACTGTTTTTAAGTTGTCCTGCTGACCTTGCACAATAAGACTTTCTACGCTTTGCAGCTTTACTACCTTTTTTTACCTTACCTGTTACTGCTGTTTTTAACTTAGAACCTGGATTTGCTTTGCGATAAGCTGCAACTCCTTTCTTAGTCATACCAGCACCAGACTTGGTAGATCGATAGTTAGCACCCTTACCTGTAGTTGTTTTGCGTATAGGGTTTTCTTTTCTTCTCATTGTAAAAAATATTTACTGGTAAACTAAATATCTCCTCTGCGTTTTTTACCTCTTGGTAATGGGCGATCAGGTTGAGACATTGAAGATTGTTTAAGAAAACCTCTGCTCATTCCACCACCCATCATTTTATTCTTTTTCATGGCTGGTTCAGTCATACCGCCACCACCAAATTTTTTCTGAACATCGTCTTTATAAGACATAGTGCTGTCCATAGTTTTACCACCACCCATATAAAGTTTACCACCCATACGATACATAGAACTTACAGGAGCAGTTGGCATCATTGTTCCGCCACCCATGTATCCCATATTTTTTTTCTTCAATCCGTTTTTTTTCATTGGCATATTGTTACCTTTTTAATTAAATAGTTATAGCACCCTTTGTAAGGGTACTATAAATAAAGTGAGTTACGCTACTTTTTAGTAGCAATTTTTTAAGCGTGAAAGACTGTCATAGTTAAAAATGTTGATACAGTATATTCAACATAGATACCTGCAGAAAACACTACGCCTTCATCTGGTATAACTACATCTCTTGTTGCATCAGCATCACCAACAGAACTTAATCCCATAATACTTGTTCCTGAAGGAGAAGTGTTTAAGAAATCAACAGTACCTGCAGTTGCTGTACTGGTTAGATAAATTCCTTTAAGTCTAGCTCTACCTGCAAATATAACATCTGCGGCTGAACCATTAACTCCTGCTGAAACATTACCTGCTGGATTACCAACGGCTGAAATACCCGATATAGTTAAAAAGTATTTAGTACCAGTAGCTGTACCAGCATTAGCACCTGTAATGGACTCGGTTTGAGCATCCCCATTAACATCAGTTCCTGTAACTGTAAACGATTTAGCTGCGTCATTCCCAGCCGAGAGGATAGTAACTACCCTCCCATGACTGAGTGTGACAGAACCACCGTCAGCTAACGCACCACCTATAGTAAGTGCTGCGTTATTTCCGACACTCGCTGCTGCGGAGATTCCATCTGCATCTAAGGCTACTGTGTCTGCGGTTATAGTGACCGCTTTTACATCTGATCTAGCCATTATATGCTCCTAGATAATACCTGTAAGGTTGATTAAGGAATAATCAGTAGTTACGTTAACTATCATAACTGTACCGATTACTTGGATAACATCTCCAGCGGCTGGTCCAACTGCTCCTGCTGCGCCTAATGGAACTGCATGGTTACCCACAACAAGTGTTCCTGAAGTCAATACAGCTTGAGGACCTGATACTGCAAACCAACCATAAGCACTTGCTGCCATATCGACAACAGTTACACCTAGTGTAGCGCCTGTAGTGGTAGCGGCTTGAACAATTTGCCCACTGCGTGGATCAGGAATTAATGTAATTCTTGAAGATGTTGTTATTGCAGTTGCTAAATCATCATAACAAGTAATAACTATTGATGGATCTGCTGAATGGTCATGTGCTGGGTTAGATTTAATTCTAAGCATTTGACCTTCACCAGCGGCATCATTTACATATAGATAACCATTAGCGTATTGATTTAGCGTAATGTCTGTACCTGCGGTTTCAACTGAAATTGCAGTTTCACCAGCAGCGACACCTGCGGTTGGAGTTAAATCAAAGTGATGTGCTATTGAAGCAGCGTGAGTTACACATTTACCTGCTGTAACGGCTGTTGCTGCTAATCGACCATAAGCAAAAACGGTATTACCGTAAAGTAATCTGCTGCCTAATGGAAATAATTGAGTAAGCCCTGAAGTAAACGGGTCAACTGTTCCATATTGAGAACCACCTTTACCTACGATAAAATCGGCTGGACCATATCCTGTTGCTGCTGCGTATTGAACGTGTCCACCATCATCAGTAAAGATATTACCATCTGCGTTAATTACTAAACCATCAGTGATGGCTCCTGTTGATGTTGCTACATCAATGGTTTTAAAACCATTTTCGGACCGTACTGGCCCACTAAATGTCGAATTTGCCATAATTTCCTCCTACGGAAATAAGTTCTATTGTCTCGGCTTGTCTGCTAGGTCAGTCGATAGAACAAATATAATTATCCTAGTTCTTTTGATTGTATAGTAAATACTCTAAAAAAAGAAGAAAAAAAAGGGAGCCGAAGCTCCCCTTATTCAGTAGTTGAGTAAAAAACCCTACTGGGGGTTCAAATTAAGCACCTTGAGAACCGTATACAGCTCTAAAGTTAGAATATCCAAATGAATATCTTTCTCTAGCTTTGTATCGCATGTTACCTGTATCGAAATCTCCCTCTAATGCAGTTTGCATTGGTGATCTTTCAAAATGCTTGAATCCATCAGGACAATCTGTTTTGATGAAAAAAGCATCGGTGTCAGTTAGATAGTGATTCACTACATAACCATCAGGTATCATTCCCATGTTTTTAATCGCATTAACATCGTTGTCAGAAGTTCCTACTCGCCCTGGAGTTTGTAGTAATCTGTCAGCAATAAATTGAAGTTGAGGTGGAACAATAAGTTTCATTCCTCTCAAAGCAATTGATAAACCTCTGTCATCAGTAAACGTTGATATATTAATCAACGCATCTTCTAACGAAGTTTCATTCAAATCTGCCATAGTAGTTGCACGGTTTGCTAATGAGCCACCACCACCCAGAGGGTGATTTGTTGCTATAAGCACTTTACCGTCACCACCTGTTGTATCAAACGCATTGTTCAATACAGCAGCACCTTTGATTTGCTTAGTGTTAGCCATAGAACGTGCAAGAGCTTTAGTATATCTAGCTCCTAAACGGTCATATAGGTTATCTTCAACAGCTTCTTCTGTTAATGCAAAAGCAAGTGCAACAGTTTCGTGAGTGTAACGAGAAGTATAGCCTTCGTTAGCGTTGTCAAATCTGACACCACTTCCTTCAGATTTTACTTCAGCATTACCGAAACCTGAGATTAACACTTCTTCTTCAAACGCTCTGTCTGATGATTCAGTATCAAAAATTTCAGCATGTTCTGCTTCGTACCTAGAATATTCCATCCCAAACAGGGCGTTTAAACCAGGCTCTAGCTCTTTGGCTAGTTGACTTCTATTAATAGCCACTATTTATACCCCTGTTACTGTAGTGTAGAAATGTTCGTTAATATATACGATTGCGTTTACGTTAGCAGATCCAAGTGTATTGTTTGCTGGATCAGAAGAGAATCCTACGATTCTAAACTGAGCAGTAGTAGCAGCCGTGGTAGCAGAAAGTTCTGCCGCTGACATACCAGTTTTGGTAGATCCTGCGGTATAAGAAAGTTCTGCGTTGTTACCAACGGCAGTCTGGGCTAAAGACCCAGCACATTGTACTTCAAACAGAGTATTTGGATCATCATCTATAAATGCAACAATATCATCGGATGCTGTAGTAGTAGGAAAGTATGATGAGAAAATAGTATCACCAGCACTGTCCGTAAATTTACATCCTCTGAATATTCCCAATAAAGTAGTTGCAGCGCCTGCTACTAAAATAGTACCAGTGCTTAACATTTTTACTGGGTCGCCCGAAAAGATATCTCCAGTTGCGCCAGTAGCGATACTGTACTCAGTTGTGCCGCCATTAGCTACACTACTGCCTACCTTACCTACTGCTCGAAACCCGAAAGGTGCATCTTTATTCGCCATAATGAAAAACCTTTATTCAGTTATTTAAAAAAATAGTGGTTTCGTTATTCACGATTACCACCGCCAAAAGTTACGCTTGTTTTTCTCTCTGGTCGTAAGATCGGAGAGGCTGGATCAGATTCTTTCATTAAATCATTGTCAACCGCATCTTGTTGCGTTCGACTGCGAGCTTGAAAGTAGGCATTCCTTTCTTGTCTCGTTTCATTAGGAATCTTGGCCAATAACAAACCACCTACTGATACAACACCTGCGTGCCTTCCATCGTCAAGCGTGGGAAGTTCGAATCCATTTAACTCATCGGCTTTAACAAGTTCAAAACCTTCTCTCAGCCTAGAAGTTACATTTTTTCTATCTTCCTGTCCAACAATTTCAGCTCTTATCCACCTGTAGGAATATCCTTCAGGTGCAGGTGGTGTCTCCAACATAGATGGAGGTCGCCACGGTTTGCGAGCGGTACTTTTAGCTCGTGTTTCGGCAGAACGCGAAGTTCTGTTGTTTGATGCTTGCGCATCGGTATTTAATTCTTTATTACTCATATCTTATCTTACCTTTTAATGTGTTTAGCATATTCTTTTAAAGGCACATTCAAACGCCTCGCCATGTCAACTTCACTCTTGGTTAGCTTAACTTGTCGTTTAGTACCAGAGCTTTCGCTTCTCCCAACAGGAGCTACAGTTTGCTGTATTCTCCCTTTGGACTGTGTTTCCCCACCATTACTAAACTTATGTGGAAACTCAGAACGCATACGTTTGTCTATTTGAGTGTAATACATAGGATCGTTTGTATCAAATCCTTCTTCCTCAATTAGCTTACGATGGAAGTTAAAAGCAGCCAAAGTCATAGTTTCATCCTCACCAAACCAATCATTTTTACTTGCCCAATCTTCGGCTTTTGGGTCTGGATTTGGGGTTGGAGCTTGAGCTTTAGGTTGTGGCGCTTGATAATTCTGATAATTTTCAGTGGGTTGCACTGTCATCTTAGACGTAGCTAATTTACCCTCTTCTAAATTAATCTTTCCTAGTATATCTTGCGCTTTAGTTACTTTATCCCAATCTTGGTCTTGATAAGCTGATTTTAAAACAGCATTGGCTTGCGCACGTTGCGATTTTAATCTGTTTTCTGCTTCAGATTGATAATTCTTATTTAATTGGGAACTATTTTTCTTTAGCGTTTCATTTTCAGTTTGTAAGTTCTTAGCATATTCAAAAGCAGAATTAGCTGCTCGTTCTTGTTCACGCATTTTTTTAGTCAGCGTGGCAATACGTTTTTGTACACCTTTAGAATAATCAACTAGTTCGTCTTCTTCTTTATCTTTGACGGTTTCTTCTTTTGATATATCTTCTATTGGTACTTCGCTAGAACTTACCTCTTCATCAAGTTCGACAATTTCAGTAGGTTCTTGAACCTGATCTTCAATTGCTTCAACTTTTTGTGACTCTGGCATGATTCCTCCTCATGTTAAACACTGACAATAT